ATGATAGATTCACATGAACACATGACCAATCACGGTACTGTGTCAAACAAAGAAATTCGCGAGGCCCTCAAAGAATCGCACATATTAGGTTATCCCTCTATTTGGCCGGAGACCTCTTGTATGGTCTTAATGGAGAGTATGTCCGCGGGTCTGGTGTGCGTACACTCTAACTACGCAGCACTATATGAGACTGCGGCAAATTGGACTCAGATGTACCAATTAAACGAAGATTCGGCAATTCATGCAGGATCATTTTATAATATGTTAGACGCAGCGATCACAAATTACAATGACCCCGTAATGCAGTCAGTACTTGCTCCTATGCGAAGTTATACAAATGTTTTCTATGCGTGGCAAGGCCGAGTAAATCAATGGAACGCTTTACTTACTTCACTGATTAATAGTGTAGAAGATCGGTCAGTTCCAAAAGAAACATTCAATTATAAGGCAGGATAAAGAATGTCAGGTAAAGGCAGCAAACCTAGACCTTTCGGTGTCAAACGAAAAACATTCGAAGATAACTGGGATAAAATTTTTAATAAGAAAAAAGATAAGTCCAAGAAAGAGTCTAAATCCGATACGGTAAGGAAAAAATGATGTGTGCAAATGTCATCAGTAATGTTATACAGTTTCCAAAAAAAGAAGAAAAAGGTCAGACAGACAATCTTCTACTGAAATCACTAGAAACATATTGTGATGAAATTACCAGCGACATTCTAGTAAGCATGACAGAACAAGACTTTCCTGTTTCTAGTGAGGATTATATTCAAGACATCTCTATGTTATTTGAGTCAATACGTTCAATTGCTTATAAGTCGCAAGGCCTACCACACCCAGTACAGGAAATTGCGAACACTATATTTTCTATCGTCACAGATCAACTTTCAAATGATATGCAATTACCACTTGACTTTGATGATGAACATGACGTATAATGGATGTTAATGAAGAATGAGTTGATTAGGAATATATTGTGATAATTGTAGATATGAATCAAGTGATGATCGCTTCTCTGATGTCGTCATTGCGAGGCCAGTCCGTACCCGATGAGAATCTAATTCGGCACATGGTCTTAAACTCGTTGCGAACCAATCGCCGCAAGTTCAAAGACAAGTTTGGTGAAATGATCATTGCTTGTGATGATACGAACTATTGGCGCAAGCAAGTCTTTCCGTACTATAAAGCGAGTCGTAAGAAGTCCCGTGAAAAGTCGCCTCTTGACTGGAATTCTATATTTCTAATTCTGAATAAGATTCGCGAAGAAATCAAAGACAACTTTCCGTATCCTGTAATTCGCGTAAAGTCTGCTGAAGCTGACGATATCATTGCCTCTTTTTGTCACGAGAATGGACGGCAGTTAGGCGGTGACCCGATACTGATTCTTTCTGGTGACAAAGACTTTATGCAGTTACAGAAGTATTCAAACGTACATCAATATGATCCCGTGAGAAAAAGATTCCTTGAATGTTCTGATCCTGCTAAGTATCTTGTTGAGCATATTTTGCGCGGCGATACTGGTGATGGCGTTCCTAACTTCCTATCTTCAGATGACACTTTCGTTTCAGGTACTCGTCAAAGGCAATTGCGACAAACATTGATTGACCAAATACTGATCACGAATGGACCTGAAGATTGGTCTGGCATGACTGAAGAACTGAGAAGGAACTATCATCGTAATCGAATGCTGATAGATTTGACTCAAGTACCAAACAACATCCGCGAAGAAGTAAGGCAGCAATATGAGGATCAGTCTGATAAAGATCGTTCTAAGTTGTTCAATTATTTCATCAAAAATAAATTAAAACATATGATGGAAAACATCTCCGAGTTCTGATATGAAACTACCCCTAATGGACGACATCTTTACCAGATTAGAAATGGAAACAAGTCGTAAAAAGAAACTTGCTATTCTGAGACATCATCGACCTAATAAATTGATGATGAAGTTGCTGAAATATACCTTCGATCCAGAGATTGAATTTGATTTACCTGAAGGCGCACCGCCCTTTAAAAAGAATGAAGCAATCAACGAAGATGATTCTGGATTATATAACGAAGAAAGGCGACTGTATTTGTTTATCAAAGGCGGTCATCCAAACTTGAAATCTGTCCGTAGGGAAGAGATATTCATTCAAGTATTGGAGAGTGTGCATCCTCGTGAAGCGAAGGTTCTATTGGCGGTGAAAGAAAAGAATTTACCTTACAAGGGACTCACTAAAAAACTTGTCGATGAAGCGTTTCCAGGACTGATATAACACATGAGCAAGACACACAACACAACAAAAGATTCGTATTTACACAACAAGGCACGGCGAGAAGAACGCCGGCGGAATCATCGGCCTGATCATGTAAAGCAGTTGGAAGAAAAACGTGCAAAGAATGCATTGAGATCAAATAATATTGATGATTTGTTGTCCTTCAGCGACTACATTAGATAAATATAACTATGCCTACTTATAACTTTAGGGACAATGACAGCGGTGAAATACACGAGGTCATACTCAAAATATCGGAACTTGATTCCTTCAAGTCTGACAATCCACATCTCAAATCTGTCCACATATCTGCACCGATCTTGGTGAGAAACAACGGCAAACAAAAGCCAGACGATGGGTTTAGAGATGTACTTCGTTCAATCAAAAAAGCATCTGGGAGGGGAAACTCAATAAACACCTTTTGATATGATTTTGGAGTAAGTGAAACATAAACCCAAAATAACTAATAAGGTAAAAGATATGGCGCTTTCAAAGAGACAAAAACGGTCGCTCCGCAAGAATGGTATTTTAGACGACCGCGTATCTATTCCACAGAAAGGCATGAAATTGTGTGAGATAAAACCCAAAACTGAAAACCAGCAATCGACATTTACCGAATACGATAATGAAAAACATCTTTTGTTACATGGTTCACCAGGAACTGGGAAAACTTTCTTGTCATTATACCTTGCATTGTTCGACATTTTCGAGTATAATGATAACACGAAACAGAAAGTAGTAGTTGTTCGATCAGCACAACCATCTAAAGATATAGGATTTCTACCAGGCAAAGAATCCGAAAAGATGGCACACTACGAAGCACCATACCAAAGTATCTGTTCAGAATTGTTTCATAGAGGAGACGCCTACGACATTCTGAAACAGAAAGGATTACTAGAATTTCAATCCACATCATTTTTGCGAGGCATAACAATTGATAATGCGGTTATCATACTCGATGAAGCACAAAACTTATCGTACATGGAACTCAAGACGGTAATGACTCGCGTAGGTGACAACTCAAGAATTATTGTATGTGGTGATATGTTACAAGATGATCTTACAAGTTATAGATACAACCAAGAATCTGGACTTTCTAGAATCATTAAAATATTTGATAAAATGAAATGTATGTCTAAAGTTGAATTCGGTATTGATGATATTGTCCGTAGCGGATTTGTGAAGGACTTCATCATCGCCGAACACGAACTAGGCACACACAACCCGAAGGAGATGCTAAGAGCAGTATAATGAAAATTTTTGATTATGAGTTATTTGAAGCAGCAGAATTAAAACGTATAAATGCGAATGGAAAGAGATTGTATCTTACTGAGACAGGTGAAAGATATCCCTCGGTAACTACAGTCCTTTCCTACTTTTCGAAAAAGGGCATCGCTAAGTGGAGAGCAAGAGTTGGCGCAGCAGAAGCTAACAGAATCTCCACTCAAGCATCTGGGTTTGGTACTGCGGTTCACAACATCGCAGAAAAATATACTCTAGGTATACTAGACGCGAAAAAGGAAAACCCGATTGCCCTTTCATCCTTCCAAACAATACAACCGTATCTTGATGAGAACGTAGATAATATCTATGGCATCGAGACGCGAATGTACTCGCACGAATTAAAGACTGCTGGCACTGCCGATCTTATTTGTCGATATGCTGGTAAGAACACCCTACTAGACTTCAAGACCTCTCGCAAACGAAAAACCCGCGATCATGTTACCACATACTTTATGCAATGTGCGGCCTATGCTATCATGGTAAAGGAACTATATGACATGGACATTGAGCAAATAGTAATACTGATGGCCGTGCGAGAAGACAACAACCCTATCATTTTTGTAGAAGACATCGAACCGTGGATTAAGATGACTCGGAAATTCTTCGAACTGCACAACTCAGGTAAACTCCCCTTATAACAAAAAGTTATATCAAAGTCTGAAAAAGACACAAAATAGTCTAAGAAAAACTTCAACAAAATCAACAGCTTACAGTCATAAAAAAACTCGTTATAAATCAATAACTTGGAGCTTGCTTTTGGCTTCAATATGTGAGATAATATACCCTGAAATCGAGTAATGAGAGAGAGTAATATGAATCTATATAATCGAAGGATGAGAGAGAGTAATATGGAAATCAAAAGCATGGACAAAAAAGACCTGATAAAAATGATTGAATATTTCGCTAGTCTGGAAGAGAATCAAAGTCGAGGCGACAGGGACAATAGATTCGGCAAAGGCGTTATCTGGGACTTCGTAGCGTCAGATGTCCATATGAACAAGGACTTCAAGGTATCGGGATTTAATGCTAAAGATGTTGAGGATGTCATGGAAGAAGTAGCCTTGGACTGGGTGTCATTTCTAAGTCTTTGATTTTATTATGAAAATAGAACAATTGACCTAGGTCATAAAATCTTGTATAATGGTTGTAAGAATTGAGAGAAAGGAAAGAAAATGTTAGTTACAGTTGAAAATGATATCTTTGAAATGAACGTAGTGGAAGACCACCAGTGGTTCTCTGTCGCTGTTAGGCGTGGTGGACACATCCAGATCATATCTGGAACTGAGTGTCACACAGAGAAGGGTGCGGAAGAACTCCTTGAAGCACTCGCTCCTGACCTGAAGTCTGGCAAGTGGACACTCGGAACGAAGGATGCTCGTCCATTCCTGAAGAGAGCGGTGGCATTCACTCCACAGAAATTGAACAAGGTGTCAGTATAATGGAACAGGTATACATCATAGAAGAAAATGTTGATTATGAAGGCGATTCACTTGTATCCATACACGCCACTCTTCAGGGTGCGTTGTGTGTACTGGATCGCAAACATGCCGAGTTGGCAAAGTTGGGTACAATCGGTCTTGAAGATATACAACTCGAACAGGACAAAAACGGTGTGCGTGTGAAGTCAGCATACTTCCGTTTTCGTGATCGTGGTTTTTATATGTCAGCAAAAGAAGTGAAGGAATAGAAGATGATGAACTTAACAGCAAAAGCATTAGAAGCATATAACGCGGGTGTCCTGAACGGCACTATTACATGCTCTATAGAGAAACTTATCATTACAGTACTGGAGCAAGAGGTTGTATCTTATTGCAGTAAGAAAGGAACTTACACATTCGATCATTTCGATGTTGAATATGCGACAAGCAGCGCGGAAGGGTTATAAAGATGATGACTAACCCAGACGGTTTTATGATAGATGGTAAGATGTATCCTGCGAACTCAATAGCGACCGAGAAAGCAATGGCGGCACACATCGAGAAACTGACAAAAGCAGGTCAGTTGGTAGTCCAATATTGGGATAATGACATCAATCATTATCTGGTTCCAGACTCAGTCATTGATGCTATGGAGGCGTTCTCATCTAAAGACTATGCCTTGTAAGTCATTGATTTTATTATGAAAATAGAACACTTGACCTATTGCTCATAATCGACTATAATGGTTGTAAGAATTGAGAAACAGAGAGAGAAAGACGTAAAATGAAAAACGAAGTAACAGCATACGGAATCTTAAAGGCACTAGGCGAGTCTAATTCGTCTTTGAATGCACATGCTATCGCAGTGTTGGCAAACATCGATACTACAAGCGAAAACTTGCAGAAAATCAAAGACGAATTGTATGATTTTGCAGAATTAGGATTTGTAGAAGTCAATACTGCTCGTAATCGCAACCAACCTTGGTTTAAGGTTGTCGTCTAAGACATCAATGCACTGAATAGAGAAACTTGATTATGAAAAACCACGAACTGATATCGCAGATTATGCGCGACACAGCTGAGACCAATGAACAGCGTCTTGCCCTCAAGGACAAACAGATTGCGCGACTGATGGATCAAGTCGCTAACCTCAAAAGCGAAAAAAAAGAATTGCAGGAAGCATTCAACTATGTCGCGACAGACTTCAAAGGTCTCCAAAAGGAGATTCTTGAAGAAATGCGAATTGAAAACACGATGGAACGGCCATGGCCACTTTGTCGTGCTGCCGGCGCGATAGAATGAATAAAACGTTTGATATATTTATGTACTCATTAGCATTCTTAGTTGGACTTGCTATAGCAGTATCATTGGTAGGCAGTCTAATATTGGGCAGTATGCTTTATCTGTCTGTCAGTGCATTACTCTTGGTAGTCGGTATCTTTTCTGATGATCAAGAGTAAGTCATTGATTTTATTATCAAAATAAAACACTTGACTTAGGTCGTGTAATCCCTTATAATGGTTACATTGAATAGAGAAACAGAGAGAAAGAAAGTTATGAACCTTTTTAATTATCAATCACCCGGAGATGAATCTTCCTTTTTCAAAGGAATACCTATATCTGATCGTTATGATCCTGCGGTTCGGGCCCTTATCTACACTAATAAATTCCGAATTAAGTACCGTGGTCCGCGCCGCAAGAACCTACTAGGTTTGACTAGTTATAGCGGCAAATCGACTTGTCTAAAAAGACACGCCACAAGTTTTGCAATTTATTAAACTTTACGTATAGAGAGAAAATAGTATGGAATATAATATTGGTATTTGGTGGGACTCGCAGAACTATAACGGTCGTGGTATACCGAGCGAATTCAAAGAAGATCCTATCTACATGCAAGGCCCCGTGAACGAACGTGATGTGCCTTGTGTAGGTTGTGATAATTATGAAATGTGTAAGTCTGATTCCACAGAGTGTTCAGCGTTCCGCAATTGGGCGAGTAAGGGTGATTATGTCGATACAGATGTAATGCGTTTTCTTCGGGTAATGAAATGAGAGTAGAAACAAATATGTACACGAAATTTGAAGTTGCTTCTGACTGGAGTTTTGTTGATACCGCCGGCACTTCTTTGGTTGGTTGTATCGATACTGGGTACTATAGTCTTGAGAAGGCATTCGGTAAACCCACCGAACTAGTTCGTTGGCCCTCGGGCGATGGTAAAGTTCGTTGTGAATGGATCATCGAGTTCTTTGATGAACTTACAAATACCGTTACCATGGCCACTATCTATGACTGGAAGGAATCCGACACACCAGTTGATTACGTTCGCGATTGGCACATCGGTGGATATACTCGGTCCGCGTTAGACTGTGTTACCGAGGTCTTACGGCTATCGAAGATATGAAGATTCTACGGGAAGTGACTGAGTGGTTGGTGCCTACGCCCAACCATGACTATGTTCTGAATGACGCCGGTAAACTGGTAGCATATCGCAAGAACGGTAAAGGCGAATGGTCGTTGATGAAAAAACCTAAAATGTTTTCAAAGAGTTACCGCAAGTTTCAAACACTAGAGGAATCATATGAATAAATCCGAATACAATTTTTGGAAAAACGGACCAGGACCATTGAATCCGGAATATAAGTCGTACTCTACTACTGTCCGTGATATTGTCACCACCTCAATGCAGCAGGATAATTTCTACTCTACGCATACTCGCGAAGAGTGCAGTGTAGAATGGATCAAACGGTACGAAGAAGAAATTAAAAAATATTAATAAAAATCTATTTACTTTGATAAAAATAAGTAGTAGAATGGTATTTGTAAGTTAATAAACAACTAAAGGAAAGTATTATGAGTCACGAAATTGAAATGGTTGAAGGTCAAGCACAAATGGCCTACGCAGGAGAACTTCCTTGGCACGGTCTTGGTGTTGAAGTCGGTGATGATCTCACTCCTAAAGAGATGATGGTCACCGCTGGTCTTGATTGGACTGTTGAGAAGGAGGATGTGTTCTATAGTCGCTCTGGATCGATGGTAAGGGCGCCTAAGCGACAGGCACTGGTTAGGT